AACCTCCTTATGTAAGCTTAAATTGTCCAGTACAACCTAATTCTGTAAGAGGTCCTTCACTAAATGTACTTCCTACTAGTCACTGGTTAAGTAGTTCATTATATAATTCTACTAATCTCAATGTTATCTTTCCATATCCATATTATGCTATTATTGATTCTGGATCATTAGTGATGGATTATCCAATAGGATCAACTGCTTTTACTGATACTACAGATAATATCTTTTTATTTGCTCCTATGAATAGTTCTCTGAGAATAGGAGCAGTGGAACAGTTGAATAGTCCGATACTATCATATTATGACGATTTTACTGGTACATTTACTTGGTCAGATAATAATTGTAATATAATGAGCGCTCCATTGGTTCGCGGTTGCCCTTATATTACTATGACATATTCTTCTTCTGGTCAGGGACTGACTCCTTATATAAATTCATTAGATAGTAATAACAACATTCTATATCACTGGTCCATCATTGAAGGAACAACGGATGGATTTCCTAATTCACATTATATCGTTAATCTTACACCGTCTAGTAATTCGAACAGTCAAATGGGACTAACATATCATATCTTCGCTCAACCACCTATTGTGTTAGAATTGACAGGATCTTATGGAGTCAAATGTAATACAACTTATTCTGGTTATATTAGAGTGGCAGTTGAGGATAATCCAACACAAGGAGAAATAATATCACAAACACAATATTATATGTCTTATCCGATTGCAGCTAGTGTTAATTATAAGATTATCTCTGGTTCATCGGGAACAGGTAATGTCAATCTACCATTAAATATAACATGGTCATCAAATGATAATAATCCTCTTCTTTTGTGTGCTTTACCTCATATGACTCCTAGTTATCTTACTAATGTCTTTGACACTGATTCTATTATGAATACTTCCATCAAAGGACCGGTTAGATTAGTGTCTGGATCTAACTGGATACTAAATGAAACATTACCTATGATTGGATTTATAGATCCAACTCCTATTGTTAATGAGGGTCAATTGAACGCTATTCAAGAACAGTGGTCATCTGATATGACATCCTATATCTCAGGGAATACTGGAGTATTAGGGAATACTGGAATACAAATACCTTTAGATACTTATAGCTATGGTAGATATTATGCTGGTCTTGCTGTTCTACTATTAATTGGCGAGAAAATATCCTTCAAAGATACTCCATTATTTAATTCAGGATTATCTACGTTACAGAATGGAATGTCCGTTTTTAATAAAGGATTAGGATATGACTCTAACTGGGGAGGTATCATTACTTCATTAGGAATTAATGATACAACGCAGCAAACTAATGGTGGTAATCCAACATACTCTAACCATCATCATCAATATGGTTACTTCTTATATTCTCTTGCTGTTATTGGAAGATATAATATCTCCTTTCTAAAGAGTAAATTATATGGATTAGCATTATCATTAGCAAGGGATATAGGAAATCCAAGTAACGGAGATCCTTTCTTTTCAAGATGGAGACATAAGGATTGGTATATGGGTCATTCATATACTTCTGGTCTTATTAATGAAACAATAACAGGCCGTATAGAAACACAGATAGGTGATGCCGTTAACTGTTATTATTCCTTATATCTTCTCGGATTATCCCTTAATAATGACAATATGATAACTACTGGATCCGTATTAATGGCAACAGAAATAAGATCAGCTCAAACATACTTCCAGTATTCGGCTCATGCGGAAGGAACAACTGTAAATATAGATCCATTATTTAATTCTGTTAATACAATAAGTGTTTGGGGTGATACCAATTATCAATACAATGCAACAGGTCAGGCTATTATTAGTACTCCTAATGTATTTCCACAGAGAAATGCTTATATTTTAGGAACTCTCTGTATACCTTTCACTCCCATCTCTCAAAATCTCTTATTATCGGATTGGATAACAGCAAATGGTAGTATAGTAATGAATAACATTATTAATTCTATACCGGGACTATCTCAAGGATTCATCGCTATTATGTTAATGTTGCTTAGTGTTGTAAAAGGACAATCAGGTAATGCATTTACTATGGCTTCTACACTATCAGGAAATCAAATGATCATTGGCAATACACTTACCAATACCTTATATTGGATCAGCATACAGTATTCTATGAATGAATCCTCTTAAATAAAATATAAATCGTGCTGAATATTTATATTTTTATTGTGAATGATATTATCGTATGAGTACCACTGAGTTATTGTAATAAACAGAGTCCAAATATATAATAATGTATACTGATAACTATTACTAATACTAAGCATTAGTATTAGTAATATAATGATAGTAATAATTGGTAGAAATGCCTAGTACTTAGTACTAGGCAATATAATGATAGCAACGATATATGGTAGGAGTACTTAGTAGTAGTAGTAACATAATTTATCCTATTTATGTTATATTAAGTCTAATATAGCAGCATATCTTCCATTATCAAGATCTGATACACCATATCGAAGTATTTTAACATATAAATCATTACCTCCCGTTTTATCTTGGAAAGGAACAATAATACCGCTATCATTAACAGCGTATACCATGTATGCAGGTGTTCCTTCGAACTGTTTAGATTGACTTCCTGAATTAAATTTCCTATTATACCAATCCACAGCAGCAGTAAAAGCTCTTGACAGTTCACCTCCTATAACATTTTGTATCAGATATATTTTACCATCAACATCTCGATAAATAAAAGGTTCTAAAGTTACCATAGAGGAATTATCTAATTTATCTTTAATAAGATAGAACTTTAATAATCGATTCTCTTGATTTACCATCCATGAGAGAAGATCTTTCTCATTAACGAAAATAGCAACATTTGCTTGTTGTTTAAATGACTCTTCACTAGAATGATAATTATCGATGAATCTAGCTGGTTCATTTGGAAGACCTACTGTTTCATTGTAATACACCTTAATAGAGGCACCTATTTTATCATAGAAATCCTTACTGTAGAAGACGATACGACCATTAGAGAAAAGAGTAGGTGCTTCCTTCGATAATATCGTAATACCTTCAGCAGGAGTGGTAACGATAGGTAAGATGCGTTTAATTCGAATTAAATCATAATAATTAACACTATCTGTGATTGGTTTGTCATTATAAGAAAAATACTCATTGATAAATTGTGATGGTGTACTGTTCCTGTAATTCCTATCTATATCATATAACCAACGAACTAATTGTATGATTATATCCAATATTTTTCTCAACTTGGTCAATCTCGATATAACATTAGATCCTTCCTTTCTTAGTGAATTTGGTGGTCCTATTGGATATTGTAGTCCAGATGGTAGAGTGATTGGTTTGACAGGAACATAGACACCAAAATTAAGATCCATGATAGAAAACCAGATACCATTAACTAATCTTTCATCAGAAGATAACCTAGTGATACCGCTAGGTTGTCCAAATATAGATACAGCAGCTTCAAATGAACAATTAACTGGTTCCATTATAGGTAAATTTTCTGGTTGAGATGGAGGAATTATTAATGTCATATCTTCTCTTAATGTATCATTGCCGTTCTTAATAGATACAGTAAAGTTGAGAGCTCTTAATTTACCATATTCATCTATATATTGTGATTTAGCAGTATAATTAAGCAAGGCCATATAATCTATCAAGGAATATATATTAACATTACCAATGACATCTTCAATCTCAGTGGTAGAGTTTGGTAATAAAAACTTAGCGATTCTCCATGTGATTGTCTTGAAACTTTCTAATAAAATACTATGACATAATTCTGTCATATTAGCACCGAATAATCTAATGTCATCCTTATCTTGTTCGAAATCGATGATAAGTTCACATTGAGGATATTCTAACATATTCGATTCTGAACCCCAATGATTATATATTAGAACGGTTGGCCTATTTGGTCTTAATGGTCTAATATGAAAGAGTTTATTACGAGGAATATCGATGAATGGTAGTGGATGACCTCTAACTAAGTCTGGAGGACTAAAACAAAAGATATTAATGTTAAATATCTCTTCCAACGCTCGATAAAAAAGATTTGGATCGAGAAAGAAAGAATTATCATCAAGATATCTCTTTATCTCTACTGGAGTCTTATCGTAGAATTCTTGGAGGAGTAATTCCGTTCTAATATTATTTGCAATATATCTTCTTAATTTTGTTACATAAGTTTCTCTTTCAAGATCTGTTGGAAGTTTCAGGTAGTCATTATTACTTACTGCAACGCATACACAATGTATGAGAGAATTAGGCGATCTTATAACACCATATCTTATTATTGATCCAGAATCACTATCATAATTCTTTAGGATAGACTCTATCTCTGAAGATACAAAACCTCTTATTCCAGGTTCTAAGAATTTAGATGTCTTAATTAATCCCTCACCTCTTGCACCTTTCTTTGCTCTTGGAGGATATCCTCGAAAGTACTCATTATATCCCTTGCGAAGACCTTCTACTGTTTGATCTCTTATGAAACAACAGGGAATATATGGATATTTGTCTTTATTTGCTAGAGTATTAGTCTTCAATCCAGGATAAGGAATATTATCATTGGGACAAACAAAATTCCATCCCTCTATTATTCTGTTAGGATTCTGTGGATCTCTTGTTGGTAAAGGAAATGTCATTACTTGTCTTTGTGTTGGTACTCCATCACTGAGGAATGTCTTAGCCTTCCAGAAAGGTATTTCTTCATTGGAGATTACAATTGGTTTCAAATCTCCTTGACACTTCCTAGCATATTTATCTACAAACAAATCTGGTGCCTTAGCTTTGAGGGCCTTAATCCTACTTACATCTTCTTTCTTCGATACTGTCTTTTTCTTTGTCTTTTGTTTCTCTTCTTTGATCAGCTGTTTATTTGTAATTAAAGAGGGAAGAACAGCCAATTCAGGAACAAAGGATAGATAGTCTTGGAATATTGGCTGCCAATTATCAAGATAGTATCCTAAAAGTAATCGGAAAATAAGAACAAATTCGTCTATGATCTTTCGAGAATCTGCTCTACTGATATTAATGTGAATGAAAGGTGTTCCCTTATTTACTCTTGCTTTTATCATATTATAATTGGATATCGCAGGTATAACATCGGTGGTAGAATCTTCTTGATAATATCTTTGTGTGAGAGTAATGGATACTGCTGCTGAATTTGATATATAGACATCGCTTGTTGGTGTCTCTCCTTCTTTCTCATCTTTAAAGATTGATCGATAATGAACATCTAATCTCTTCTTGAAAGCGTAAGGTTTGATATTCTCTTCTACATAGAGATAGATATTAAAAAGTGGTTCTGATAAAATAAGATCAAGAAGAGACGTTTCATCTATAGTGAGTCCTTGAATAGTTTCCTGGTTAATGAGACCATAGAGATCAAATCCACCTCTAACCTTCGCTTCTGTTCCTTTCCCTATGTTTAATGTGGGAAAGGCGGATTGTATTTTACTTCTTGACATCTCTGCCATTACACTTGCATCACCTTCGAATGGTAAATCAATAGTTAGATAATTAGTATCGAGATGATATTCTACTCTTACAAATGATTCGCGAGGTGCAGTGTACATATCATTAAATTCAACGTCCGTTGAATTACCAATCCATAATGTTAAATATATTGTATTAGGTAACTTGGCGCGAGAACTATTAATGACAGTGTTGTTATAATTTGGATCTTCTGTCAATGAATCTCCCTTAAAAACCTTATAGTATTTGGGAAACAAACCAATAATTTCATCAGGGTTTAATGGATCTTCCACAAATTTAACATCTCCGTTGTACTGGATGAATGGGATAAAAACCGAGAGAATAGTACTATCAAAAATCTCATACCCATTATTGATAGAAGGTATTCCTCCGTTCAATAGAGATGGTGTAAAAGCAACAAGAGCCGATCTTACTATAATAGGAGACATTGATATTTGACTCTTCTTATTATATTCATTCAAAAGGAATCCTTGAACATTCTGAATATTCCCTAGTCGATCTATATCGAGATCGTATTGTTTTGCCATCTGTATTTGCCAGCTCTCATAAGATCCTTGTAATATTTCATATGTGGCAAACTTACCGTGGGTAATACTTACATCATCAGGTTCTACGATGTAATAAAAGTTATTCATTATGACGAGTTCATCTTCTCTTTTGATTTGATTGTCATTCATAACTCTAAGATACGCCATTGCGACATCATCGGCGTTAATATTACCTCCAGGCATCCATTCCACAATACTGTTATAGATATTCTCCAGTGAAACCTTCTGATTATATAATAGTTGTACAACTATTATCAGATTCTCGAAAACCCACTCTGACGTCCCTAGATTTCGAAATTGAGGAACATTCTGTAATCGAGGCCTCACTACAATTAACTTGACAGGTACATTAAAATAATATGCCCATTTATATATCATAGTAACATCATTATCAAATGGCATCTGCACAGGAGATTCATTCGACTGTGATGTATTCATGTTTATATTACTGGACTGACCCTCCATTCTTTACTTGATTCTTAATCGATGACCTCTCTTTATCAAAGAAAAGACTTTTATTAGCAATATTAATAAAAATGGTCTTCCATTTTTTCGACCCAATTAAAATACATCGAGAAAGATAATACAGATAATATTATACAAAGTAATAAAATTATCTTATGTCCAAATGTCAAACCATAGAAGGACAGAAATTTCTTCTAATTTATTCAGAAATTTAACAACGGAAAATGGAAGACCGTTGAAAGCTTTCCATGATGCTCAACAGATCTTCACAAAGGGACCCAATGATGAATATCAAAAGAAGAAAGACAATAATGGAAATGATGTTGTTATCCTGAAAGGTTATGGTGGTTCGTCGGATGATGTAAGTATCAATTTAAATAATATAGAGGCGACTCTTAATCGTTTGAAAGAAAATCAAGCGCAACCTATCAGGAATCTTAAAGGAGATCTTGATAATGATTTTAAGAATATTATACAGATAATTCGTATTCTTTTCTCTACTGCCGCCTATGATTATGTACATGAAATAATCGTAAGAGTTTTTTGCGATGTTAAGACAGTCACACCCGGAACTATTGGAGCTTATTTCGCTGGATGTCTTGTAAGAACTAACTTTCCGGGAAATCCAGGATGTTCTGCTGTTTGTGCCGGAGCGGTTCCTCCAGAACAAGGAACGAAAGGTTTTGAATTTTGTGAGAAATACGCTATTATATATGATAGTGATGGTACTCTTATCTCTCTTAATGATCTTGAAGATAAAGAAGAAGCCTACATTTATATCTCTAATTCGATTAACTTCGAAGGTTTTACTTCTGAGGAAATTAAACAATTAAGCAATCTCGGAATCAAGAGGGTCAAATTAGTAAGATATTCACCAGACGGTCTTTCCTATCAAGAGGTTAGTTCTAACTTTATCGATGTCAACTCTCTTCCTGTAAAGAATAATAGTAATAATAACAATGATACATGTTCAAGTAATACTGGCTCTACCTTACTAATTTTATTATTACCACTTCTCCTTCTCCTTCTTATCTTCATTGGATGGAAATTCTGTGGTTCCCAATAAAAAGAATAAGATAGAATAATTAAAAAGTATATAATTTCATATTTCATGAGAGAGTCACGAGAGGATTGATACTAGACATTGTGATAAAAAGTATGTTTGTCTGTCCGAACTAATGATGACGAATAATAAATATTATTATTTATTATTTTAGTATTGGAGAGTATTGGAGAGTATTGGAGAGTATTAGAAATATAATTATGAAGAATAACCATAATTATATTTATTAGAGAGTATATCTCTAATACTTACATATTACTTTCCATATGAAGAATACCACCATTAAGTCTTGGTGTTTATAAAAGTATATATCGATAGAGTAAATGGGAGATAGACGTTCGTTAGAGTTATTATCGAAAGTATCTAACTTCATAGAGAATCTGAAGAATAAATATAATATTAAGAACGAAATTGTTATTCTAGACGCAAGCTACTTTTATTCTTCTGATCATGGTCAAGTTGGTTGGAGGGGTTCGTCATTATCTTCAACAAATAATAAAGATGAAATAGTTAATCCAATAAAGAATCCACTATATCCATTGAAAGCTCATATGTTATCATTCTCCTTTGAAATAACCTCTGATTGTGATGTTAATAAGCTAAGTGAGTCTTTCAAAGTGACACCTAACTATAATAAGAACGGAGAATACCCAGTAATTAGGACATTTAGTAAAGTAAAGGAAATTCCAGTAAAGAAGACTTTATACAAAAAACCTCATTTCGATGAATTCTTTCAACTATTTATTAAATATGGACTAATGAAAGAAGAGAAAGAACTTATAAATCTTGGTGATAGTGAGATAATAGGTGGTAGTGATTATAATAATGCTTTTGCTATGAAAGAAACATATGATCCTCAACGATCTGATCATCTGAGAGAACCATGGGAAGAGAAGGAAGACGTCATCATATTTTCTTCTGGGAAAAAAGGTTCCATAATTAATATCCAAATATTATATGAAGATTTATATAAACCTTCTAATATCAAAGGTAAGAATAATGCAGATATTATTCTTGAGATGTTATCTATTACTAATCTATTTTAGTAAAGTGTTGAGATACTATATCTATAATACATTAATAGATATAGTTTACATATCGCAGTTAATATCTCATAATATCTCATAATATCTCATAATATCTCATAATATCTCATAATATCTCATAATATCTCATATTAT